ATTAAACCACCTTTATTATAATCACTTGTTATTTAAGTTTTTTCTCTATAGAATTAAAAACCTCAAGTCCTTCGTCAGTTTTAAACCAAGAGGCTAAAGCTGAATATGGGTGTTCATCAAAAGGAACATTAAATAATTTTCTATTATTACTGCTCCAAGAAAAAGTTCTATTATCTCCAGATAAAGTTAATATACCTTTCTCAACTGCAATAATACCTAGATTTCTTAATTGTACATTTTGATCAGTTGCTAAATCAGCAAATAATTTTGGATTTCTTTTAGCAAATATTAAAGCATCTCTTTTGAGTTCTTTATTGCTTATATTACTAACATTACTGCCCATTTCAACTCTCATTATAGCTTCTAAATGATCTATTTCTAAGTTTTGAGCTAAATTTAAAGCTTCAATTTCCATTTCTATATCCTCAACTTCATCAGAAGCTATTTGTCTAGGATCATGCTCAAAGAACATTTTACCAGCCTGGGGATGTAAACTTAAAAATTTTTGTAATGTAGTGTTTTGTTTAGATACTTCTAAAAATCCTTTTTGAAAAATAACGTGTTTTAACGTTACAGGACCTTCCTGCTCGTCTACAAACACAGATTTTTGATTAGTAGCGTATCTTAACTCCCTATTATAACCTTCATTTTCGTCAAACCAAAGTAGAGGGTATTTAGATGTATGTCTAACTGGTATAGAATATGTCAAAGGTTCAAAATTTCCTTTAAGTACATATCTTCTATCTTTTATTTGCCAATTTGCAAATACGTCTTTTTTTTCATTTTTAGCTTTCGCTTTTGTTTTTGTTTCCATAATATAATATAATATAATAATTAAAAAAGATCCTGCTTTCGCAGGACCTTGTTATTTCTTGTTTTTAAACAGAAGGATTCTTACCATAACTAATGGATAGAACTTCATACCCAGCAAACCAAACAACTTCTGGTTGTGAGTTCACGGCAGATTCAGCTTTTGCAATAGAGGCTGATAATGTAGCAATACAATCAATCATGTCGTTAGCAGCCGTAGGTGCATCGTCAAATTGGATTGTATATCCAGCTATTTCAGATACAGCATTAGTAGCGTCGCCAGTAGTATTTACTGTAGATACGAAAATTTGATCAGCAGTAAATGAGGCACCAGATGAATTGGTAATTCTTGAAACACTAGCAATGTCATCTGTAGGTATTAATTGAAATTTATCAGAAACAGAGTTTCCTTCAATTGAAACTAACATAGCTGAAGTTATTGCAAACACTATAGCTTCAGAAAAACTAGTTACTCCAGCAGCAGCAGCTTTTGCAGTTAATGTAACAGTATCACCTACTTTGTATCCTTCACCTGTATTTGATGCGGTTATCGTAAGTGAAAATGTACCACCAGTAAGTACCACTCCAAATTCTGCCCCAGTTCCCGTTCCACTAGTTGTTGTAACTCCAGAAGCAACTGTAGTTCCAGCAACTCTAGTTCCACCACCTGTATATCCAGGAGTAGAGCCTTGAGTACCAACAACTATTGCAGATGAAAGAAAGCTTCTAGCTGGGTTACTTAATAATGGTATTTTTATATAATTACTCATAATTTTATTTTTATTTATTTAGATGAAGCAGCTTTTAAAACAGCTCCTTTACTACCAACAGCACCAACAGCAGTTGCTACTTTAAAATCATTAGGAGTAGCTGATGATTTAGCTCCACTTAATTCAAATAAAGGTACACTTCCTGGTTCTTGGTTTGCTTTAGCTATTAGATCTCTAAGAGCTTGCACATCCGTAGGTTGAACTGGTTTTGAATCAGTTGCAGCCAAGTAAGTAATAGTCATTCTCAAATACTCATTCGCTGTAGAAGCAGAATTAGTATAGTATATGTGCATAATAGGTCCAGCAGTCGCTGAAGTTCCATTACTGTCAGCTGCTTCAACGTCATAAACGCCGTCAGCTTTAACCACTACAAAATCAGCACGATTCTGTACACTTGTGCCATTTAATGGCAATTTTATAAAACTCATAATTTTTTATTTAAAAGATTAATAAAGAGAGTGACAAAGGCCACTCTCATTATATAAAAATTACGCAGCTTTGAACAATACAAAATTATTTGCAGCTTGCGTTACTAAACATCTTTCAGATAAAAAGTGCACAGACATTGCATCTAATCCAGAAGTATAAGCTCCACCTACAGATCCAGTGATCCAAGACTTGTACCTTCTATCTTCAGTTTCAGAAGCTCTATATCTTACATGTAAGAAAGGACGTCTAATGTTAACACCCATCATTTGGTCATACACAGTTGTAGTTCCAGCAGGTATCATTACACCATCAATAGCTTTAGATAAACCTCTAGTAGAAGCATCATTTAAGTATTTCCAGTCAGTCTTGTAGAAGTCATAAGAACCTCTTCTAAAACCTGAAAATCCAAAATTCAACGCCATTTCAGACTCATTGTCAAAAAGACCATAAGAAGCAGAAGCAGTTGAACCGAATCCACTACCAGCCATAGCGCCAATCATGTCATCAAAATCAAGAGCAGTTGATCTATTTAAGAATAACATATTTTCTTCAATAGCACCTTGCTTATCTAATTGTTGTAGTATAGTATCAAAATCACCTAACGCACCAGATCCAGGAGCAGCAGCACCAGAAAAACCAGAGTATACATTACCTCTTGCTTCGATAGCAGCAAATAAACCTTCAGATCCATTAACTTGAATACCAGTTGATGCAACTGTTCCATCGTACTTGAAATCATAAGCAGCTTTCTCAGATTCAACCATCATCATCTCTAGGTAGTCATCAAATCTTAATCTTGTTTCAGACTCAGATTTTAAATACCATAAGTATCCAGATGTTCCATCTTCAGTAGCAACTTCAACCCAACCAATTTGTGCAGTATCAGAACCATTAATCTCAAAGTGATCTTTAAGAATAACAGGATTGTTACTAAATTGAGTAAAGTTTGGCTGAATAGCACCTTTCATAGATTCAGTACCTTTTCCAAAATCAGAACCATAAACAAATAAGCTACATGGTCCAGCAGCTAACGTAGTGTTAACAGTATTACTATCATAAGGAATAGCATCTATATCAGCAGCGTTTCCAGTGTAAGCAGTACCAGCTGAATTTCCAGATATTGTAGATCCTATAACTAACATTTTTTGTGTGATAAGACCTGTGGCATTATCAGACACTAATATAGTTTGACCAGTTCTTATAGCTGGATTAGTAGCCTCAGTGTTAGCCATGTTAATAGTAATTCTACTAGAACCATTTTCACCACCACCTTGAGCGATACTTGTAACAGCATCGTAAGCTACGTGTAATCTATTTTGTTCAGACCAAATTACTTGATCAGATGTCATAGGCATTTCAGCGCCTACCATTCTCAAGAAACCACCTAAAGTTCTGTTTCCGTATCTTTCTACCTCTTGCTCATAAAGCTCTGGTAGATATTGTTGTGCAAAATCGTTTTGTCCACCTGTAAAGTCTAAGTAATTAGTCTCTAAAGCTAACTTTTTTTGAGAAGGCACTATTGATGCAGGAAAACTCCCGCCTGTATTAAAACTCATTTTTTTTAGTTTTTATTTATTTTTTTATTTTTTTTTGTATTCTCAACTTAGAACTATCAAGTCCACCTGTAATTGCTTTAACTTTAAGTCCATTTATAAAAATATCACCATTAGAACTAGGTCTAGGAGTGTTGTCTATATTTTTAGATTTAGATATCAAGTCTTTAGTACCATCAGCAACACCCTGTTCATAAAAGTGTTTAGCTATAGTATCAGAATTACTAGCAGTATAAAGAGCTTTGTGATATGCCTGTACATCAGATATTTGTCCATCTTTATCAAGAAACCTTCTCAAAAAATTATCTAGATTAGACTGATCTTGGCCAACTTTTTCGTTATTAACTCCATATCTAAAACTTTTCTCTCCTACGTCAAATTTAAAACCTTTAAATTCTTCATCATTAAATAAGTCACTAGTTCTTTTTTGGAATTTTTCCGAAACAGCTTTGTTCTTTTCTTGTTCTTCGTTGTATCTATTGAAAAAGTCAGTAGCTTTTTTTTGTTCCTGAGTAACGCCCGGTCTCAACTTGATCTCGTCGTAATATTTACTCTTCGTTTCTTCTAAAAAACTTCTGGCTTTGGCAATTTCTTCTTTACGAGCAACTTGTTTTTTCTTAACTGTTCTCTCGTCATCAACCTCATCATCAAAATAAAAACTATCTTCTAATATAAAAGATATTTCATCTTGATTTAAATGTGGTTTAGTTTTTTTATAATACTCATTAAGTAACGCTTCTTCATTTATGTTTTTATAATCAGCATTAAGTCTCACGTAATCTTCTAAAGTACCACCTGTGTCTTTCATAAAACTTACTAGTTTTTCCACGTTATCAGGTAGATCTACTTTTGGTTCAATTTCTTTTACAGGATCTTTAATTTCTTCTTTAACCTTTTCCTCACTTTTGATTACTTCTTCCATTATAGGTTTTTCATCAATTTTTTCTTCAGATTTTGTTTCTATTTTTTTTTCTTCAGGTTTTTCATTTAAAACAATTTCTTCTTTTTTTACTTCTTCTTCTTTCTTTGGTTCTTCTTTTTTAGATAAATCTAATTTAACTACTTCATTAGTGTTTATTGATTTTTTTAATTTTGCAACTTTCTTTTTAATTTTAAAATCACCTTCTTTTTTTACTTCTTCTTTGTTCATAATATATAATATAATAATTAACTAGAACCCATCATCGATTGTGCTAGTTCAATGGGGTTGTTTTCGTCGGCTTCAAAGTCAATTGGCATTTCTTGATTTTGTCTTTGTCCGATCATAGCTGACTGTTGAGTTCCAACTATTTTAGCTCTTTTGTCTTTTCTATCTTCAATTTCAGATTCTTTATTAGTCTCTCTATCTGAAATTACTTGTTCTTTTTGAATCATAGCTTGTGTTTTGACTTGCTCCAACTGCATGTCATAACCAAACTGAACTTCCATGATACCTCTTTTTATCTCAGCTTCTGCTTGAAGCTTTTGTATATCAAATTCAGATTTACCTTTCTCAATTTGCATTTGAGTCTGCGCTAACGCTTCCTGTTTTTGAACTTCGGCCATAGCTGCTCTTTCTGAAGCTTCAGCATTTGCATTAGCTTGTGCTTGTATATTAGCTTGTTGAGCTGCTTGGTCTTGTTTAGCTTTTTGTTTTCTTCTTAATTTTATTAACTGATTAGCTAGTTTTAAATTATGAATTTGTCTAATATCTATAGCGTCTTCTAGAGTTATATTCTGTTGTTGTAAAGCGACTTGTATGTTTTGTTCTAATTGAGCTTTTTCTTCTTCATCAGGAACTAATTCTAAGAATATTCCAAAGTCGTATAAATGCAAACTAAATATATCCTCTAGTGTGCCTGTGTTATAAGAACTTATAGAGGATCTTAAAGCCTCATTAGTTAATTCAAATTCTAAAGTATCTGCTATTCTACAAGCTATGTTTTCACATGTTCTAATAGTTAAATATAAACTAGCATTTAGTATATGTTTAGTAGCTGTGTTAGAATTGGCTGCAGCTAGTTTCTGTAAACCAACTAATGAGTCTTTATTAGGTTGACTGCCGTCTCTAGCTTCATTAAGACCTGTAACATCTCTTATTAACTGTAAATAATATTGATAAGTCTGTATAAGACTTTGTATTTTAGCTTGACCACTAGAACTAGACAGTTCTTGTATAGGAACTTTACCGTGATTTAAGTCACCATCTTGAGTCATAGATCTACCTACTATACTACCAGTTTGAAAATACATGTTTAATGCTTCTTGTGGATTATAAGTTGTTCCATTACCTAGATCTACTTCTGCTAAACCATCTACGTCTACAAAAACACCGTCAGGAACTATTCTAGCTAAAACTTGTTGTAGTTTTAAATGAGTTAATTGAATCATGTCAGCAAAACCAGTGACTCTACTAACTAAAGACTCTATTCTGCCCTTGTACATTTTAGGAGCGCATATAGAGTAATTCATATTAACTTTTGTCAAATTAGAATTAGGTCTTGTCATGTTTTTAGACATTTCCCATTTTAACATTTCATCGTGACCTAATATCTTAGCACCACTATACAAAACTTCTATTGATCTAGAAACTCTATCAAAATTATCTGTTTGTTCAGGATTAAAAGTATCAGGTTTTTCTAAAGCTTTTTCTAAACCGTTAGCCGTGTGTTTTATTTTAAAAACTTGCTCGCTGAATGTTTTATATTCAAAGTAAAGTACATAAACCATGTTGCCATCATTTCTAGCGTCCATGTTGTACATCATATTACTATTGCCTGGGTATTTTGATATTCTATTTAAATCTTCTTTTGTTAAATTAGGAAATTGTTTTTTAAGTTCAGCTAGTGTTATAGGTTTTACTTCACCAACATACCATATGTCTTGGAAGTTTGGATCATCAGTATAAGAATAAACAAGTCTAGATGGATCTACATATTCTATAGTTATACCATTAGCTCTATTCCAAGAAGTTTTAACAGCACCAATACCTAATATAGTTAAATCCTCATTAAATCTTCTTCTAGCTAATTCATACTTATTAAAATCTAAAACATTGTTTATAGCTTCTTCTTCTGCTATTTCTATAGACTGCTTGTAATCTAACTGCATATGTAGATTTAATTCCTCTTGGTTTTGAGGTAAATCTTCTGGATTTTCAGTAGCATATAAGTCTATGTTTAAAGCACTCTTTATATTGCCTAAAAAAGAATCTGCTTGCATGTCTCTTAATATAGATTCTGCATATGAGGTTCTTTTCTTCAAAGAGGCTGGATCTTGTGCATAAGCTTTTATATCATACAATCTGTCAGACATACCATTAACAACTATATCAACAAATTTTGGTATTATAGGTATAGGTTTCCAATCTAAATTAAGATATGATAAATCACCATTTATAGATAACTCATCTTTGTATTTTTGAACAGGTTGTTCACCTCT